GTCATAAGACGGAAGACTTTTGAAAACAGACATATTTTGGTAGTATTAGGGGGGGATGCTATCAACGCTATAAGTGCAAGTGATAGGAAGCGATTTGATTTTTCTGACATTGCCGATTGGGTAGCTACCGGAACGCCAGAGGAAATAAAAGAAGCTCTATCTGATTTGCCCAAACGGGAAATTAAACGGGTTGAGCAAATATTCAAGCCTATTAAAGATTCAATCATTGGTGCAATAGAAGGTAATCACGAGAAATCCCTCCGCAGATATCACGATACAGATGTGCAGGCAGAACTGTGCAATGCTTTAGAGTGTGAAAACCTTACGGATGAGTGTATCTTGCGTCTGAAATTTGTCCGTAAAAGTGGAGAAGGCAGATCAATTACAAGCTGCTTAATTTATATGAGACACGGATATGGTAGTGGTAGGGCAGCCGGAGCCGAACCAACTAAACTACAAACTATGCTTTCGGAGTGGGAGTGCGCCGACGTATGTTTGAGCGGGCATACGCATACATTTTGTGTATTGCCACCAAAGCCTGTAGCTATGATACCGAGAAAAGGCAAAATGCCGGAAGGCTTGTTATGGAGGCATAGATTTGCAGCTAACCCCGGGTGTTGGATTGAGAGCCATGCGAAGGGACGGGGATCGTATGAATCTGGGGCTTGTTACCCGTCCCGCGCTTTTATGACGTGCAAGATAGTGATATGGCCTTTTTTTGAGCAGCATGAAAAAGGGAGGTCATTTATAAGCCCCAAAATTGAGATTAGGTCATATCCCATATTGTGAGGATGAGACAGATGAATTTGCGGAGGATAGTAATTTTTCCGATGCTATTAGGTATAACGATTGTATGGATTATAGGACTGTAATTTGTCCGATAAAGGATTGACCCCTTGCGGAGGGAATACCCCCATAATTTGTCCAATACACAACAATCTTTCTACGGCTTATAATTTGTCCGATGCTTACGAGTGCTAGTTAAAGGCGAACAAAACGAGCTGAGATTTTGCTTTAGATTATTTATTGGTCGAGCGAATGGAATTTCACCGATCTGCGGCGGCGTGGCGGGAGCATAGTCGTTTGATATGACATTGACTTCCTTTTTTGGCCATTACCGCAATGCCACATTTCCTACAAGTAAACTTAATTGACTTACGATATTCTTTGAGAACTATAGACTTCATATAATTTTCCTTTCAAATGGGAAGATTAAAACGTTTAGCTAACTGTACTAAGTCACTTGTACCAAAAATGAATTGTCTTATTTTGTCTTCCAAATCTACCTTATCATGCCAATATCCGCACCAATCCGTAGGCATAGTTACTTGGGGCGTATGCCCGAGCCGAGCCATTATTTCGGCTCTTGTCCACTGTTCCAAAAGTTCTATGAGTTTAGAGCAATCATGAATTGCATCTACTTCATTATATTCGTGTCCCATAACTATTTTAATCCTTTTCGGCGTTTGGATTCCGCCAGTAATTTTTTCTTAACACCATACACGATGCGCTTAGCATTTTTCAGACTGTATGCGCTTACGAGTTGTTCGTAGTAGTAGGATATAAGATAGTCGAGTCTGTTTTTGGGCAAAGGTTTCATACTAAATCTACATCAATTCTTCTGGCCTTTGCTAGAGCAATACGAGCCAGTTTAACGAATTCTTTACAATAGGGATTTCCACCATGATTCCCGTAGGTTTTAGCCCATAGGACAACTGATTCACAAGCCTTTATAAAATCGGGAACAGCCGAAATACAAGAGGCGTTGGATTCACTGTCTGGGCCATTACGTCCATATACCTCCGCTATTCTTCTTTCAGGTGATTCAACAAAATGCACTAAAGGATTTATTTTACTTTGCTCATAATCCCACATAATAACCTCCGCAGGTTTAGTTTAAGTTTACGAGTTGGTATTCCCCACTTTTTATTTTTTTCAATGTTTCGGCTTTGGTTTCCCCAAGGAAAAAGTTGCGATGCCTTCCAGTGGTCGATGAGTAATCCCACATGGATTTATCAAGCCATATTTGTCTACCTTTTACACCCGGATAAAATTTATCACGTTTAGCGATGATTGTGGAGTAGCTCTGGAGATATTCAACAGGATTTGAAAAAGATGTGGTGTCTGATATTTGTACCACTAAACAATTGGGGCGGATTTGGTTTACTTTTACAAATAGATTTTCAACTTGCATAAAATTTACCCTTTCAAGAACCCAAACATAATTTGATTTTCGTATATTGTAACACTTGCGGAGGACGATGTCAAGAAAAATCTGCGGGGTGCGAGTAAAAATTTTTCAGATGAAATGTAGTCCGATAATATATATTCCATGTCGGTATCTCATCCCCCCAAATAGAGTCCGATAATTTGACGAAATCCCCCATTTGGTTATCGGACTTAGTATCCGTATGCACAATAAGTGCAGTATATAATGGTATTTTATCAAAAGAAGGAATTTAAGTCAAAATAATTTTGCTTATAGAAGACAAATAAAAAATATTTGTTAAAAAGGATTTTTTTTGTTGACTTGGTATTTGGTATTTGGTATACTAAGATCATAATAAAAAACGGTTGAATTTGAAATTGTGGGGATAAAATTAAATGGTAACAGTGGTCAATATAATTTTTTGTAAATGCAATACTTCCTCCTTCCTCCATTCTCAGTGCCGGTCTGACCAGCCGGCACGTCATTATAAAATAAATAAATCTTTGGGGGGTATTTAGTATATGGCCGCCACAGATTTAGCAAATTATATATTCGGTGAAGTTGGAGATATTGTGCGAAAAGAATTTAACGGTTTTTGGCCGAAATCTGGTTTGGGTAACATATTATTAAGTTTAGAACCGGACAAGCCGGAAGACGGAAGTAAAGGTTTTGTTAGTTATAAAGTGCCAGGCAAAAAAAGAGCAAAACTGAGAACCGGCAAATTTTTGGTGAGAAAATTGGAGTTAAATAAAGGGTTTCTCAATGATAAACAAATTTCGGATTTAGCGGATAAAATTGACAGATATATATTTCCAAAAAGAAAAGTTAAATTGTGTAAAGGTAAGGAAATCACAGAGAATTATAAAAAAGAAATTGGCGGCCATTCCTGTATGACAAATTATAAGTGCTATTGTACTAAACTTTATGAAATAAACCCGGAAAGATTTAGTCAATTAGTTATGTTTTATGGTAGTAATTCTGGACGGGCGATTGTGCATAAACTTGATTGTGGCAAGTTATTCATGGATAGAATTTACACAGATAATTATGCACTTGCAAAGGATATGATAGAATATGCTATAAAAGAGGGTTGGGCGTATCGTATAAGCGAAGGTAAGGATATAATAGGTATATCTGGAATTGATACCGATAAGTTGATTGTTTCTAATCTAAACTACATAGACGGAGAAGTCCCTTTCATGGACACTCTAAGATGCTACGATATATCCGAAGACGATAAACTGTCTATATTCCATAAAGACGTTGACAGAAAATCTCAGGGCTGTTTGGATAGTACCGACGGTTATATTGTAATTGAGGAGGACGGAGAAGTCTGTTGCGATTATTGTGGGGACTATGTAAATGAAACAGATATCTATCACGTGGGCGGAGATATCTATTGCGAAAGGTGCTTTAGTGAACATTGTATTGTTTGCGAGCATTGTGGAGAATATGAATATGCTGATAATGCAGTATATATTGAGGACCGTAACACATGGACTTGTGGGTATTGTGCAGAGATGTACAATTATAGATGTTCTGATTGTGGATATTGGTTTAGTGAAGAGTTATATCACGGGGAATATTGCAGGAATTGTTTAGAGAATCATATTTTTTGTGAAGATTGCGGAGGGGAAGTTGACGGAGTAAATGACGACGGATTGTGTAGGGATTGTGCGGAAAACAGTAAGGATACAATAAACGAAACAGAAGATAACGAAACGATGCAAATACCTTTTAAGGATGTTTGATGCTAAATGAATTAATATATTGGCTACAGGATAAGGACTTGATATTTTCCCACTTTGGGTATGCGGTATTGGATAAGGACAACAAAGACAGGCGCAGGATTTTTATAGATAGGGGTTCTAAAGTTTTGTTTGTAGCGCATTTGGATACTATTCAAGAACCTAAGTTTCACACAAAAAATGCAAAGTGTATCCATGCCAGCGGATTAGATGATAGGCTTGGATGTTTAATTGCAAATATGTTGTCAAAAGAATTAAATACAGACTTACTATTGACGGATAATGAAGAGGGCGGTGAGTCCACAGCTATGTACCATAAGTGCAAACAGTATAACTGGATTGCAGAATTTGATAGACACGGTGACGATGTTGTTACGTATGATTTAGATAGTGATAAGTTCTTAAAAGAATTGAGAAAAATCTGGATTGTCGGCTTTGGTTCTATGTCTGATATATGCTATTTAGACACTACCGCGTGTTGTGTAAATATAGGTATAGGATTTGAGCATGACCATAGTCCAGATAGTTTTGCACGTATTAAAACAATAAAAAGACAAATAGATAAATTCAAGATGTTTTTTGCCAAACACAAAGACACAGAATTTATCCGAGATGAAAGGTTATACAGTCCTCCGTTAACCTATCCTAAAATGTATTATCCAGATTCTTGTGAAGATAATCAAACCGAATTTTGCGAAGTATGCGGCATACATGGAGCGAAAGATGTTTTTGGATACCATATTTGTGAGGATTGTTTTCTATCAATGTTATATCATAAACTTGGCTTATTAGACGAAATTGAAAACGATGGTAATGTGGCCGAATTTTATAACTGAAAAAAAGAGTAGTTTAGTATGGGTAGACTTGAGATCGTGGCTTATATCGAATGTGGCGCAACGGAATTTTCGTATTTTTACTCAAAAATAGCTTTGTAGTGCATTTTTGCACTGAAACATATTTTAACATATTTTAGTGGAGGTTTTATCATGAACACAGTAGAGCGTAAAAACAGATTAGTACAAGTGGACAGGGATATTGCTGCTTTGCAGGCGGAAAAGGATGCGCTATTGACAGACGCGGCAAAGGTTGTCCGGTTAAGCGCAGGAGATGTGGCAATTTCCGATGATCAGGATGGGTGTGGGACAATAAGGATCATCACTAAGACTTATTTTGAACATGGACGTTACGTGCTGGAATCGGTAAGCATAAACGGTCGGCGTATGGACACGATAGGACAAGACAGGTTTGATGCTTACGGATACCGAAAAGTGGGGACTTTGTCCGACTTCATTAATGACGACACAATTGATTATCTGGCCGACAACGGGTGCTTGCCTTAACAACGGAGACTAACGAAGAGAGAAACTTACTGCTAAAAGGCCGGTCAAACCAAACCGGCTTTTTTTATGCGCCGATAGGACCAGAAACAAACGTCCTATAATATTTACGGGACCATAAAAAGAATAGTCCGGCGTGTTAGACCGGACTATAGCGGAATGAATGACGCGGAAAAGCGTAGTAAAACCGCGTCTTTGGTGGGCTTTACATTAATGCGCCAAATGCCAAAAGACCGCCGAGAAATAAATTGACCGTGATCAAGATGTTTCTCAAAAGGCATTGGCCGAAGTCCTCATCGATACATTGCTCGTTATTTTCGGTATAGTATTCTGTCATTTTTACGTCCTCCACTATTAGATAGTATAATTGCGGTAATCCTTTACCTTGCCTTTTATCCTTCTTGGTCTGGATATACATAAGCATTTACGCCGATGTATACCGTTTGGCCGTTGATGTTAACCTGTTTGTTACCGCGTGTCGATGCAAGTACTAACGTTTTGCCACTACTGCTACGGACAGCAGGTTTGTTGACGGGTAACACAATAATGAGTTTTCCGTCTTTAATGTGTGCTTCCATAAAAGAATCCTCCAAAAAGTCGATATTAAGTCTTCAAAGATTAACGCCGTTTAATAAAGTATAACATATTGCAAAGCAAAAGGCAAATTAAAAAATTAATTTGTCTGTCTATCGTCTATAATAGCTTGTTCGATTCTCTTTTCAAGTTCTTTTGATTCTTGCCTGTCTAAAGGTATGCGCCGTCCAGACGATTCAAAAACAAGTGTAAAACGTTTACTCGTAAAATCTTGGTGTATTTCCATTTTATTACCTCCCCATATATTCGTCTATTTTGTGTATTATAGCAGATTAAGTATGATAAGTCAATAGCCGATATACTGTTTATGAATAAAATTACTGAAATTTTGGTAATTGAAGCTATATATGGTATTTTTAACGGATATGTCGAATGTAGTATGTTTAATGATTTAATTTTGGAGGATTTACTTGTGGGAAAATACTTGCAGTGTCCGAATTGTGGAGCGTTAAACGCGGAACCGAAAGTAAAGGCAAAACGGACGATGTTAACCAGGAATGTTATGGAGGTTAAGGCGGTTTATCAGTGTGGCCGATGCAAGCATACGTGGAATACAGTATCGCCGTTAAATAGACGACCTATTACTACAAATTAGCCGAATAAAGGACACTTAGCTTTCTCTTCAGACGTTTTACAAAGATGACATCTGCGAACACCAGTACAAGGCATTTTACCGTCCCAAGCAAAACCAGCTGGATGACTGCAAATTTTATGTCTTTCACTTGGCAATAAAGCATATTTTTTCTTTGGCAATTTAGGTATCATGGATGTATTATAACAGAATAGAAAAGGTAAGTCAAGTAAAAAAGGTAGAATAAATGAAGTGTAGACGCTTGTTCAAAATTTTTCCAATACCTAACGCAATCTTTGGATCATTTTAACGTCCGATAACGCCACCAAATTATAGTCCTATAAGGGATATTATGTTTCATTGACCTCCGCAGGAAACAATCGTCTATATTATAGAACATTGCGACTGGATTTGTCAGTTTTCCTTGCTGATTAGATTTATAGTCCGATAATCAATGCGATTGCTACGTCCAATATACGTCCGATAACTGTTACGTCCGATAAAATCGCCACAGACAGCAAGCCATCGGCCCCCCAGCCGAGTCCCATAACATTGGTCAAAGACCTCTCTCATTTTGAAATCCCCCCGAAATCTCGGCTATTTCGGACAAACCCTATCCACTTTAATAAACCCTTTTCTCATAAACACTTACACATCTCACAAAGGGGGGATAGTGACATCGAAAAACCAAAAACGGCTGTAACTCCTTACAGCGAAAGAGGTAGTAGCAATAGTAGTAGTAGTAGTAGTAGTAGTATGTATATCTTATAAGTACATATTTTAGTGTATGTACTTCCTCCACACACTTTCTCTCCGAAGATTTTCCCTCTTTTCCCAGACAAATCCTAATTTACAGCTCAAAAACAAAAGTCGTCCAAAAAAACATTTGACGAACCTGCGGAGGGGCTGACGAATAAAAATACCGATTTTACAGTTTTCGTCAAATTTTCGAGTGACATACCCTCCATTTCTGATGTACCAAGGGGGGTCAATGTCACTACCCCTTTTATTTCGATGAAAATGAGGGTGACTAAAAAAAATTTCGTCAAACACATTTTTCGATGTCACCGTATTTTCTTGACGAAATATGACAGAAATAGAAAAACTGACTTTTTGTTTCAATATCGGGGATTTCTTTCGTCAAAACAGCCCTTATTTATATACCATTTTACTCCACTTTTTTCGTCAAAATCCGTCAAAACCTAAAATAAATAGATTATACTAATCCACTTATTATACAAATAAAATTTATATTTTTCGTCAAATAACCCATTGAACTTTTCGTCAAATATGCTATACTATAATTATGAGAAGAGCAGGAAAACTACCCAACGGTATCCGACGTAGTGTCGTCGTCGAAGTATTCGACCACAATAATCATTATGTAGTAACATCCTACGAGGATTATCCTTGTATCATTCCATTCGATTTAGGCCACAAGGCAGCCTTAGCCCAGGGCAAATCTTGGCATTTCTTCTATGTCCGAAAACCGATCATAATCGACTTCGGCGATGAATTACTGTATAATACTAAAGATGACTCCATAGAAGTAATGCGTGGGATGGGGTTGCACTACAAGCTCAATATCAATGATCCGTTCCCAGACGACTTGCTAAATCGTCTTGTCCGAGACCGTCTCGAAGACAAACCTCCACACCAACCCCGCTGGCATTAGGAGAGATAAAATGGATAATGAAAAGAGCAGAGCAGATATTATCATATTTGAAATAGAATGTGGGGGGTTCGCACAGGATGAATTAGAATCCATCATAGATGCATGTGAAGATGCCATTGAGAATATGAAATGAAAGTACGAGCTATACATATAGGCACACAACGTCATTTAGTGCTGGATTCTGATGTCTATGACCACATCAAAAATGGCCGTTATGTCTATGGTCACGAACCAGTTCCAGGAAATTATAGTGTTGGATGGATAAGAAATAGTACTACAGGTGAGAAACAGTGGTTCCATGATTTCGTAATGGGATTTCACGGTCTAAAACAAGGGACAGACTATGAATACGTTGAATTTCTACAGACTTTCAATACCCTTGTTCCGGGACAGGACTATGATACTGGCGAATTATTATATCCTGCTGTGGATTCTAATGCTATGCTCGATGTGCGCTTTGATAATCTCAAATTGATAAAAGAGAAGACACCTGAAATTCCTGTTTCAAAGTACAAAGGGGTCTCTTGGATTAAATCACGCAAGATGTGGAGAGCATTTTTGAATAGTAAAGAAACTGAATCTGGAAATACAGAGTGTCTAAAACAATTCGGCTTAGATATAGTAGCGGCCAGATATAGGGACTTAATATGTGTTATAAAAGGATTGTCTGACGATGTTCTCAACTTCCCACGTTCCAACTATATCGGTGAAGATGGATTTCCAGTCGATGAAGAGTCTATACAAGCTATAAGATGTCGTAACCACAAAACTCAACTGGGATATGAAGCTGCTCTATTTGACGACCCCAAACAACCACGTCCCCTACTAATAATGGACAGATTCTATCCCACAGAAGATGAAGCCTTGTCCGCCTGTGAGAAGTATGTAAAGGCAAGGTATGGCCCTCTCTCTGAAGTGTACTCTAAAGCCAAGTCCAAAAGATTAACTACTGAGAATATAAATCCTATATGTCAAAAGTGCAACAAAATAACTCCACTTGGTGTGACATTCTTGATTTCAACTCCTCATGGCTCTCTGAAAGTATGTGAGGATTGTTTCAACGAGGCCGACAAAAGCAAATCAGATTTGCCAGACCCAGATGAACTTATGCGACAACCTAATCCCCTAAGTTTTGAATATAAAGAATGTATTAAATGTGGGGAGTCAAAACCTGCAACTAATGAATATTTCCAAGAATACAAATATAAAGGAGAACTTAGACTCAAGGGGGAGTGTAATGTATGCCGAAAATTGCGTGATATGAAGCGATACCAAACCAAGAAAGGAAAAACAGATGAAACGATGGAGAGTACCATTTGAAATGAGGATTACCGGAACTATTGAGGTAGATGCGGAAGACCAATCAGATGCTATGCAATATGTGGAAGGTCTAGATGTAGATACACTAGACTGCTATACTGACGAGACCAAAGAAAAAGTCACCTGTAAATGGCCAGAGGAGGTTATTATATAAGATGGGTAAGGGTAGTCGCCGAAGAAAGAGTTTAATTGGACGTGAGGAGGAAGAGTTAAGATATACTCTTGCTTTTGGTGATATTACGGCAAAAGAGTTTGAAAGTCGAATGGACAACTTGCGGAGGAAAGGTTTGATAATTAGAGACGGAAAGGTTATGAAATGAAATATAAAACTATCTATGCCGATCCCCCTTGGCCCGAAGTTGGCGGCGGCAAAATCAAAAGAGGAGCGGATAAGCATTATTCTCTTATGTCGGTACATGACATTATGATGATGTCATCTGTTATTAAGCAAATAGCTGATGATAATTGCCATCTGTACTTGTGGACAACCAACAACTATCTTTCTGATGCGCTTAAAGTGATGTCGGTTTGGGGATTCCAATATATAACCACGATTACATGGATGAAAGATAGAAAGGGCCTTGGTCAATATTACCGTGGTTTGTCCGAACATTGTTTATTTGGTCGAAGAGGGATGCTGCCTTACCGTACCCTTCCCAATGGTAAAAGGGCGCAGGGGGTTACAGCGTTTCAGGCTATTAGAACTGAACATAGTTCCAAACCGGATGAGATGAGAAAGATGATAGACATAGTTAGTCATCCTCCAAAGATTGAATTATTCGCCAGAGAATATGCAGAAGGGTGGGACGCGTGTGGTAACGAAATAAATAGTAAAATTTGTGGAGTTATCCTGCCCGTTAGTAAGCCATTGGAGACGTACAGAATCGGAGAACGGTTCGTAGGTGATAGGGTTGGTGCGCAACAATCAACCGCCGATTCAAATGAGAACCTACCACAGAACGCGGAACACGGGCAGGATGAAATATTATGACAGAATCCAATCAACTTATCTGTGGTGATGCAATTGCCGAAATGAAGAAGATACCAGACGGTTATGTAGACTTAACACAAAGGAGACTTAATGAGTCTTGATTTGCCTCCACAAAAAGATTTCGGATTCGGCCCAGTCGTCGAATTGAAATACATAGAGCAGGTCTTCCATGTGACTCGAAGAACGGCCATGAAATACCTTCGTGCCCTTCGTATCAAACCATTCTATATTGGAAAGGAAGTATACTTTAGTCTGGTTACTCTAAAACGTATACTATTTGTATTGTCCCGCCCAGGTGCAAATGGTTTCATATTCCCTGGTAGTAAGGCCAAGAATAATCCACGTTTCATAAACAACAATGAGTATATGACTCAAGTTACGGATGATATTTTAGAACTGGCGGCTAAACCCGAAATACTTGCAGAGATGGTGGCATCAGAAGGCAAAGATAATTCGGTTATTAAGAAACTAATAAGTCCCAAGCAAGGTAGACCTAAAAAGGATGATGCTCATGGGGATAAGTAGAACAACGATTGTTAATATAACACACGGTACTGCTTACGATATTTACATAGGCAGGCCATCTAAATGGGGTAATCCATTTAGCATAGGAATACATGGTAGTAGGGAACAAGTTATAGACAAATACAGGAATTGGATTATTGGCCAAAAACATCTAATGAATTCATTAGAGGAATTGAGGGGAAAAAGACTTGGTTGTTTCTGTTGGCCTAAGAAATGTCACGGAGATGTATTAATAGAGTTATTGCAAAAGAAATTGAAATGCAATAAGGGATGAATGAAAATGATTTCAACATCGGCGACATAATAACGACAATATTTTTCTTTGTTATTATAGTTCTACTGATAGGCGTTGTTAATTAATATGGACGAAATACAAAAACAAAACGAACTGTCTATAGAAGATGTTACTGCGGCTATCCTTAGTTTTAATGATGCCAACATTGTTACATCCATTTTTCAACAACTTGGGTGGGACTGTTCCCAAGAAATATTAGAAACACTCTCTGTTGCCAGGCAAAATGTAAATCTTGGTGCAAAAATGACAGCTATTAAGCATCTCCGCAAGTTACTCCAAGAATCAGCAGAGTCCTCTGGCATGGCAGCCAAAGTATCCAAAACTATCCCAGGCCAAGATGGAGAATTTACTACATTTAGTGCCAGGCGTATGATACAATCGTTAAATCCTACTAAAGAAGTTAAATCCACAATTGTAAATAAAGAGGAGAAATCAGATGACCGAAAAAAAGAAGAACCAAAAGCCATCGGTGGAGGAAGCCCTGAAACCGAGGATGAACGAGGAAGTTCCGTCGGAGCAGACACAGGACGAGATGGTTCAACAGGCGATGAGCGAGGCGAGTCTGGAGGACAGATTGAAGATGGGGAGTCCAACGGAAGAACCAACGATGGTGATACAGAACAACAAACCAGTGATGATTCCTCCTATAAGCCCTGTATCAAACACCGCCCCCCAGCATCCGGTGACAATCTCTTCCCAGGAGTCTGCGGAGACGACTAAACCAGTTCCTAGTGAGGGATTGTTGATGCAGGTCGAGCCTGCGGAGGAAAAGGAACTCAAAGCATTGAAGGATTTTATCAAAAGTGATTCATTTAATGTGTCCACTGTCGGTCACATGATTAATACGATATGTTCTCAGCCACGTGGTCTCCCGTATGTTCATACGTGGGTTGTTCCAAAGGAATGTGATATTCCTCTCTATGTGTATACTATCGTCACTACGAATGGATATGTAGATGCTCTGTGGCCATGTTTGAAGATGGTGATGGGAACTAATATTGGTAATGCCTTCTGGACTGCATCCGTGGCTGTATCAGCAGCGTTGAATGATGCAATCAGATTTTTACCAGTCGTGGAAAGTATGGGGGATTTGATAGGATTATTTGAGGAGAAATAGTTGGACTGGTTCGATAAAAATGGAATAAGGGATAAGAGTAATCCGTTCTGGCCTCTTCCAAGAGATTATGGGGATTTGACTATTGATGGTCAAAGACAGGCAAGATTGTCTGTATTGTGTGACCAGTCCACACCAATCAAACTGGTTATAGCGTGGAATACCTTTAGAAGAATATATTTATGTAATTCTAAACAAGCCCCATTTTACAAGAAGGGTTTCTCCGAAAGTCCAGATTTTCATTATAGTATGATAAGAGATTTAGGACAGTTCGGTCGTAATGCCTATGCCGCCCCCCGCGGATTTGCCAAGAGTTCTGTTATCACGGAAGAGATGTCGATGTTATTGTCACTGACTCGTCCGTTTTTTGATATTACTATTGCTCTTTCTACCGATAGGCAGATGACGGATAGGTTCGACACCATAATGAATCAGTTCCAAGAGAACGAACTTATCATAAATGACTTTGGTATACTACAGCCTAAACGGGGACAGGCTCTTTGGAATCACAGTCATTTGAGTCTTAATATCGGTTCTAAGATTCGTGGATTATCTGTTATGGGAAAGAAAAGGGGAGGACGTCCCAAACTATTTATACTGGATGACCCAGAGAATGACCCCGACTCTGATTCAGAAACTTCTCGTATGGCACTGCTTGAGAAGTTTGAGATGATTTTGTTCCGACAGATTATACCTATGTTGGAGGCTGGTTCGTGTATCTTCTGGATAGGTACGTTGATAGATAGAAAGGCATTTCTGTATCGGGCTACGATGAGTGATGATGACCCTCGTTTCAATGTATGGAATAGGAAAGTTCTGAAGGCTATAGCTACAGATGAGGATGACCCTAAAAAAGTTTATTTGCTGTGGCCGGAGAAGTGGCCCAAAGAAGTATTGGATGCCCGTCTTGAGGAAATTGGACCGAGTGCATTCCATTCAGAATATCTTAACGAACCAATAAGTCCACAGGATAGGATTCTACAGGTTGACCCAAAGAAGAATGAATATATTGTAGAAGGCGAGATGGATATGAGAAATCCTCTCAATCATACTGGCAAGATAAAGTGGTTTGAGAGAAAAGATACCCCCGCAGGAAGAGTTTATGTTGAAGAAGAAAAGCCTTATTGTGAGTTGGTTAAGCCTATGTTCCGTGCAATACTGTTTGACTACGCTTCTGGACTGACCTCATATAATGATTATTCCTGTATCGCAGTTGTTGGATTTGATACGTTGATGACAATGTGGATTCTAAATATGTGGCTTGGGCGGGCAAAAGATGCTACTTTGATGCGGATGATATGGGAAACGGGTTTGGCTTGGCAGCCAAGGGTAATAGGGATTGAAGCGGTGAGTATACAGAAGGCATTTGTGGAGGCTTTGAGGGATTATGTGGCAGAACAAGAAGCTCATGTGGGGCCACAGTGGAGAGGTAGGGTTTTTCCTATTACATATCCCGCACGTGAGTCCAAGGCACAGAGAATATCGTCCGCTTTGGAATGGAGGTTTACTTCTGGTAGGATAAAGTATCCGGCTCATTTGGCAAATACTTGGCCATATAATGAGCTATATGCCCAGACCGCAGATTTTACAATGGATTTGGCACTACTGCAACACGATGACGCTATTGACACTTTGGCTGAAAGTAAGTATGTGGTGAAGACAAGGGGAAATCAGCGTGAGAGGGAAAGAGGAAAACCCAGTTTGTTGGAAAGAATTATTAGAAATCAGCCGGAGGTTAAGGGGATGCCTCTATTGTCAGGTGTTCCTTCTGAACAATTATCAGATGAAATGTTGAATGTGCTATCACAAAAGGCACATAGTAGGATTATAAATCCAAGAACCAGACGTATAGAAAGAAGAAGGCCAAATATTGTGAGGTGATATATGGAAATGACTTATTTAGTTCAACCCCCAAAAAGATTTACATTTGAACAGCCAAAATTGAGAAAATGGGTAGAGTCCAACTGCAAGGGTAAAGTTCTTAATTTATTCGCAGGAAAAACAAGACTTAATGTAGATGAGTATAGGGTAGATTCTAATAGAGATATGGATGCCGATTGGTATGGAGATGCCCTAGATTTTTTGAATGAGACAGATTTGAAGTTTGATACAGCAATTCTTGATCCTCCGTATTCACTACGTAAGTCATACGAAAAGTATCAGGGACATTATATTGGTTCTAACTGGACTAGAATTAGGAGGGCATTATCTAGAGTGTTAAATTGTCATGCTACCGTTATTTCTTTCGGGTATAATTCACAAGGAATGTCCAAAACGTTGGGGTTTGAGAAAGTAGCAATATGTCTAGTCTGCCACAATGGAGACCATAATGATACTGTAGTTACTGTTGAGAGAAAGTTATGATGAAATTATACGAAGGAGATTGTCTTGAAGTGTTGAAAGATTCTTCCTCTAATTTTTTTGACACCATAATTACTGACCCTCCTTATGGCCTTAGTTTTATGGGAAAAGATTGGGATTATGGTATTCCTGGAGTTAGGTTTTGGAAAGAATTTTTAAGAGTATGTAAGCCAGGTGCCTTTGCTCTTGTATTCGGAAGTACTCGTACTCATCATAGACTAACGTGTGCTATTGAAGATGCTGGTTGGGAAATTAGGGATTGTATGATGTGGCTTTATGGAAGCGGGTTTCCTAAATCGTTGGATATTAGCAAGGCGATTGATAGAAGGAAGGGAAAGAAAAGAAAGAATGTTATTGGAAAATATGAAGGTCCTGCAGGTTATAAGAAAGCCGGGAGAGGCCCAAAAACTTGCAAGAGGAATAATTGGACTCCTGCGGGAGAGACAAATTGGGGACGAGAGATTTTAGAGCCGGTTTCAAAACTTGCCAAACTTTGGGATGGTTACGGCACGGCATTCAAACCCTCTTGGGAACCAATTATTGTTGCGATGAAACCTTTGGATGGTACTTTTGCACAGAACGCAGAAAAGTGGGATATTGCCGGATTAAACATAGATGGAGCGAGAATAGGAATAGAACAAATAACTATAAATCGACACGGTGGCTATAACAGCTTTTCTCTTGTTGAAAGTACAAAAGGTAAATGGCAAGGCAAACAAGCACAAGCTCAAGGCCGCTGGCCTGCCAATCTAATCCTCGATGAAGAAGCAGCAAAGATGTTGGATGAGCAAAGTGGGATAAGTAAACCTAAACAAGCCCGAAAAGGAAAACGTGGTGGAAAAGGTTTTGGGTTTTTTAACGATGAAAAAAGTAAGAATAAAGAAGGTATATGGCCTAAAGATATGGGGGGTGGTGCTTCTCGATTCTTCTATTGTGCAAAAGCGTCGAAATCTGAAAGAGGAGATTATAATAATCATCCTACAGTAAAACCTTTGTCTTTGATGGAGTATCTTTGTAAATTGACAAAAACTCCAACCGGTGGGATTGTTTTAGACCCTTTTTCTGGGTCTGGAACTACTGGAATAGCTTGCCATGAAACAGGTCGTGATTTTGTTCTTATAGAAAAAGAATCAAATTACTGTGAAATCGCCCGTAATAGGTTGAAATCCGTAGGAATTGTGGTATAATTAATAGTGTAGGAGAAAGTCTATATGAAAGACATCCTAATTCCGTTTGCCATAGTATTTGCTGGATTGATTGCTATGGTAATATATGTGTTAGCTCTTGCAGTCAGTAATCTCTCCAAACAACTTACCAAAGTCAACGAAAAATTGCTTATAATGATAGGAGCTAGAGAAGGGGATGGTGTGGCAAGGGCTTTAGTGGCTTCGAGTAAAGAACCGGTTAAGCCTCTGAGGGGATTATCTAAAGGGGATAAAGTCAAAGATGAGCCACCCAAAGGTGTAACAGTCACTATGGGGGTAAAGTAGAATGGGGTATACTTGGAGATTACCAGAAGATAAAAAACAGGCAGCCAATGTAATATTTGATTTGGTCGCTCAAGGTAAGAGCAAACGTAACCCGCAAGCAGTGAAATGGTGGATTAGTAACGCATACATGAATGGCTACCGCGAGTTTTCCAATCTTGACTATACTACTGGAACAGTTTCCATAGCATACTTAAATGAAGCTGGTATCCTGAAATTCCGGTACGATGAAATAGTAGCCAAGTATAAAGCCGAACTTGGAAGGCTTATGGCACTTGATTTATCCCCCAAGGTTACTCGCACTGGGATAAGTTTGGATGGAATGAAAAAGGCCAGTGTAGCACAGGTGGCCTTAGATTCAGCATTTCCGCAAGATAAAGTTGCAGCACTAAAACTTAATTTATGTCCTCCAGTTCTGATGTATGGAACCGTTGGGCTTGGATTATGGGTAGATGGGCGGGATTCTTTTGGTATAGAAATTATAAATCCGTGGGAGGTATTGCCTATTCCAGTAGATATCGCTGGGCCTTCAGATGTTAGAGGCTTGATGAGAGTGAGATGGGTTCCAAAAGAATGGATACAGAACCTATCCATAACACCATCTGCCAAATCTAAGGCGTACAAAAAAGTTGATGATATGCGACTTCCTACTGGCAATATTCCTGTTGGCCCCGATTCATTTGGGGAAGGAATTGTTTCTACTGCCCCAGGAGGAGGAGGATTTTTTGTCAGGACATCCACTACTCAAGGTACAGGTAGTGGAAGGAATCAGAAAAAAGATGAGTCCCATACGAACTTAACTATGATGGCCGAAATATGGACGATGACATCGGACGGTTTCCTCGCAGAGTATGGAATATACGCAGGCGTCACGGCTTTCGAGCAGTTATATAAACATGACCATTCTGATAGCAAATACCACATGCCCATCAGAATAGTTCGTGATACTACAGTTGGTAGTTTCTGGGGACGTAGTTTTGTTGATATGCAAATTCCATTTAATAATGAGATGGAAATAGCCCTATCAAGTGCATTCCAAGCGGTATCCGATTTCGATATATATGGATTTCAACTTTGGCCTACTACGCTTGGTACTCCACCACAAGCGGAAAGAGGACAAGATGGTCTAAAGAGAATTAGATATGAACCCGATTATACAACTCCCGATTTGAAACCTGAGAATATATATCCTGCTAAAATGGCGGCACCCCAATTCGAGATACTTAAATTAGCCGCAGGACTTTCTGATAAGATGGCAAATCAGCCTACAGAATTAATGCAGGGAAAAGCTCCAGGCAGGGTTGACTCCTCCGCAGGATTAGGATTGTTGTATGAGGTTTCCAATGTGCCCCTGTCCCCCACTGCCAAGAACCTTGCGGAGGGTGTATCTGGGATATATAGGGCTTTATTGCGTATTCTAAAGGATATATGGACCGATAAACAGGTTGTTAATATATCGAATTTAGACGATTCCCTTGCCGGTATAGTTTTGGATACTGAATCTGGTACTATAAGTTTGTCTCAAAATGCTATCCCGTATCCAGATGAGGTTTCTATTACTATTGCTTCCGAGATTCCGGTGTCTAAAGAACAGATGAAAATGGAATTGAAGGAGGCCTTGGATAAACAGAGGATAACGCTTGAGGAGTATAGCTTTGAGGTTAGGAAAAAAGGATTGGATTTGCCAGTGGGATTAGAGGTTGAATGGCAGAATTATCGTAGAGCCATGCTTGAAAATATATTGTTGTTTGGGGATGGCGAAAGTCCCGGGAAAGTTATTGTATCAGATAGAGACGTTCACAGGATTCATTTGAGTGTGCTTGATGCGTTTATGAGTCGTCCAGAATTTTATGTCGCTGATGGTAAGGTTAGAGAAGCATTTGCTGTTCACTATGAGGAACATAAAACTGGATTGGGGACTTTTCCTGAACAGTTACCATTTCCAGAAGAGATAGCAGAACAATCACTTGAGGGGCTACCACCAATTGCCCCCGTATAAGAGAAAGGAAAAGATATGTGGAAAAATTTGTTTAGTCTGTATCAACCAATATCAGCAGTGTTCGATGGTGATTCGGATGGTAAAGGAAATGCAAATAATGCTAATGTGACTGGAGGAGACGACAAAAGCAAGGCCGGTGGTGGAGGTTCAGATGATTCCAAGAAGGATACGTATGAACTCACCGTAGATGGAACCAAGAGAACTGTTACGTTGGATGAGATGAAGGATTTGGCACAGAAAAGTGCTGGGGCCGATAAGAAATTCCAGGATGCCTCGGAGATGAAAAAATCCGCCGAGAGTGGACTGAGAATTATGCAGCTTACAGAAGCCCTGTCTGATAATCCAACGGATGCACAAGTTAGGGAATTTGCTGCCCTTATGAATTTAGACCCGGATGAGTTTATACAGTATTTGAAGGAAGATGATGGTTCGGACAACAAACCACAAAAAGGCAAGACAACTACGAAGTTATCTGCGGAGGAGTTGAAGTCTGCTTTGAAGGAGCAGGGGATAGATTTAGACCAACTGAAGGCCGTGGCCGACTATTCGCATCAGAGGCATATCGAGGATGCAAGAAAAGAAATTAGGAAAATATCGGACGAAGCGGTTGACAAAGATGAGATTTTTGGTAAAATTAAGATAGGTGAGAAGGGGAAAGACCGTCTCGCCGTAGTGCAAGATTTGGTAGCTGAGGATGTTCTAAGGAAGATTCAGGATGGAGTGCCGTTTGGGGCTGATATGGTGAAGGCAAGTGTCCAAAAGATACGGTCTTATGTAACCAAATTCGGTATCCCAGGTAAGCCGGACGAGTATCCCATTTCAATGGGGCTTGGGCCAGGAGCAGGTTTTCCTGCCTCAGTCAACTCCGAAGAACCAATCAAGAGAGTTAGTGCCGCCGAGGACGGTAATGAAGAGAACTTCATAGCAAGAGCTACTCAAAAGGCTCTGAAAATGCTTAGGAACAAGGGTACTAATTCTTAAGATTGTAAGTCCTTTTGCTATATTCGTTTGAATGTATTATTAACGATAGTGAAAGGATACTTCGATGGCACAAGCAATTGATCTTTTGAACGATTTGGTTCGTGAAGAATTGCCTCAAATGCTTGTCGAGATTGAGCCGGAAATAGCTCCGGTTTTCGATAAGATTAAAAGAACCTCTTTTGGAGTAAAGAGTCAAGACGGCTTAGGGAAGGGCTATCAGGTTATTCATATTTACGCAACTGGTACTGCTGGCTCGTTTGAGTCGGGCGACCCTCTTGGCCCAGGAATGACCGAGGTTTTAGGTAATCAAGCCCAGTTGCTCGCTTTGGGTTCCGCGGCCACAAATTTGGCTATTTTCCCAACCGCTACTGAAGTGCCCCATACGGGTGAAGTTAAGAGAACTCTTAGACTTCACAAGGTTGTGGGTAACTATAGTATTCCGGCGGCTTGGAAACAATTGGATATGCTCAATGCTATGCAATTGAAGAAAGTGGCACGGGATTTGAAAGCCGTAGCAAAGCAGAAAGCCTTGTATGAGGCTTCGAGTTTCTTTAGTCATTCCGTAACAAATAGTGCAAATTACGATAGCCAGGTACTCGGTAGAGTTTCGGCTATAGCACAGCATAGTGCGTGGACAAACTATCTGGTTATTACTATTGATGAGGAATATGGTCGTATTGCTAATTTCTGCAAAGGCCAGAGAGTCGACATAGTGGCCGATAGTGATGGAGTTCTGCAATCTGGTACAGACGAGAATACTACCGATGTAAGAAACTACGACGAATCTACTAATTATGTAATGTTGGTTGTGGTTGATGTAGACTATCTTGGCAAGAAGATTACGTTGCGTCCAGTTGATACCGGCGATGGCTCTACCCCCGCTTATGCAAATGGTTGGTACGGTACTGCTGCTTTCGCGGGTGCTGCAAATGACTGGATTGTCGCTGCCAAGACTACTCGCCATACATCTGGGGCAAGACCTCAATATAGTTGGGGTATCAACAACTGGGTAAAAAGTTCCGGTCAGATTCTTGGCGGTGTTAACGAGGCAAGTGGTTTAGACCTCGACTTGTATAGTTTCTTGAAAAGTCAAGTTAAGGATGTAAGTGGCCCACTAACTGATGATGTGATAAATGGTTATATTGGTGGGTATCTCGATGCTTACCCAGGTGAGAGTTTGGATACTATTATCACAACTCAGGGTGTGCAGCAAAAATGGTTACAGCAACCAGGCCTTTACAATAATAGGCAGAACTATGAGAGAACTGGCAAGGCATTGAGTTTCAAAGGTGGATGGAGTCAGATTTCGTATGAGTTCGGAGGCCGAACATTCGAGTGGATTATGAGTCCTATGTGTCTGAGCAAGACCCTGTATGCTATGAAGTTTTCAGGAAATAATATTCAGAGATATGGACCTCCTCGAATTGGTGGTGTGGATGCAAGTATGGGGCCGGAACTTGAGTTCTTGGCAACTCTTGGTGGACATACGGGTGTATTTATGGTGTCACATAGTTCAACCGGTGCTCCGCAGGATTTGCTTGAGGCCCCTTTCTGGTATTACCAACTCATAGCGCCGACAGACCCTCGTGGAATTAAGCTCACGAATTTGACAGAAGCCACAATGCGGTAAGATTAGTTCTTTGTAAAAGTGAATATTCGGGCCGGGGAACGTCATTTTCTTTCCTTCTCTGGTTTTGGTTGGGTAGAGTACCCGGCCCGATTCAATTTCTAACAGTAGTTTAGTTTTTAGTTTAGTACATAGGAGTTTAGAGATGAAAGTTTTTGATTTAGTAAAGAAACACGGTTGGTTGGCTCTGGCAAGCCTTCATGGACTTGGGATTTTTCCAAATTCAAATAACCATGTCTTTTTTGTTGACCAAAATAGTCCCAATGCTCTTGATGCTGATGATGGTGTTCATGGACAAACATGGGAAACTCCCTATAACACTATAGGGTACGCTATCACCAGAAACAATGCTACTATTGACTGGTCTCCAGACCAAGGAGAATGGTGGGGCTTAAATAATTATATCCTTGTAGCTCCTGGAAAATATGAGGAAGAATTAACATCTGCTCCCCATAGTTGTACCGTGATAGGAATGGGAAGTTGTCAGGGACTTCCTTCTACCGAAGGTGCTGTAATGATAGCTCCATCAAGTGGTACTCCTCTTGCAGTTTCTACCCATATAGCTTGTACTTGGCAGAATATTCATTTTGAAGGGCAGGATTCCAGTGGAAAAGTTGTCGATATTGGTATTTGTAATAATTCTGCCTTTATGAAGTGCCGCTTTCATACTAATGTGGCAGACATGGGCAAATTCATAGAACTCGATGACGCAACTCGACTTGTTATTAAAGATTGTATTTTTAGCAGTGGAACTACCGATGGTGGCTACGGAATATATGCCGGAGCTAATAGTGGAACTACTTTATTTGGGTGCGTTTTCGAGAATAATATTATCAACGCATCGACCGCTGGCATTTACGTAACAAGTTCTGTAACTCTATCTGGTGGAACATGGATTAAGGGGAATGATATTGCCAATCCTGCGAAAGGTATTGATTTGGACAACACTTCCAATAATCTTATTCGCATATCTGACAATAGAATAATTGCATCGTCTGACGCAATAGAAGGAGCTACTGCTGCTCTCGTTATTGGTAACTCGATTAACGAAGCTGGAGTTGGGGACTGGGAAGTTGAGACTCTTGTTGGGAAAAATAGTGCTGACAATGCCGTAGATACATCAAGTGTAGCGTCGAATCGAGACGGTTCTGTACTGGAACGCCAAGAAGAAATAGCCGATGACACGGATGCCATTATCGAAGACCTTGCTGCCGCTGTTCCTGCTGTTCCTGTGGCAAAGTCCTTACAGGATATGCTAAATAAAGATAGGGCTGGAAGTAATACCTATGATAGTTCAACGGATTCACTGGAAGCCATTCGTGATAGGGTAGATACGTTAAACACAGCCGACCAAGTTGATTTGGATGCTATCCTCTTGGATACAGGAACAACCTTACCCGCCGAACATGGTACAATTATCGCAGGCATAGATGACCTCCAAGGGATCGAAAGGATGGCGGGAATATATTATGTTGATGCTAGTATATCTTCCAGCGGGGATGGTTCATCTTGGACCACTGCATTTAAGACTCTTTCTGAAGCTATTGCCGTGGCCACTACACGCAACGATAAGATTTATATCGCACCTGGAGATTATGATGAGGGCGATACAGTAGCGATTACGACTAACGGATTACAGATTATTGGCCCGGGACCAGATACGCAGAACAAAGCTATGCTTTGGGATGATGCTACCGGGTATGATCTTATGACAATCAATGCTCACGAGGTAGTGATTGATGGGCTGGCGTTTTCCAGCGCTCTGGATACCTATAATGCTATTGTTATCAGTAACGTTAGTGATAGTTTTAAGGTTACTATTCGTAATTGTCGATTTGATGGTTGGGATGGGGAATATGGTATTTATACCGACGATACCCAGGACAGTCCCGACCTCTTGATTGAAAATAATCTATTCAG